GACATGAATTGGGGGCTTCCAACATTTTCTGTTTTACAAGGCGATACTAACACTTGCTTTCCAGCAGGTGTTGTTGATGTTGGTTTTACCCAATAATTAAAAGTGTAATTCATATTTTTCAAGCAAGAATATCCGACAGTCCCTGAAAAATATTGTCCTGCTCCATATACTCCTCTGCTGTTATTTATTAATCCTGTTTGGTTTGGAACTGTTCCAGCTTGTATTAAGTTATTTGATAAGTGTACGTCTATTGCGTTTCCAGTTCCTTCATCTAACTTATAATAAGCTATGAGACCATCAGTTAACTCAGCACTAACCGCTCCACTCATCAGCACCATCAAGGCTAAAAACATGATTATGCGTTTCATCAGCGCACCTCCTCAGAACACTTATGTTCATTCGTATGACAATCATTACAAAGCCAAATCACATCAAGAGGTTTAGAATAATCTGAGTGGTGAGCGTCAGGTATTGTTTTAATCTTACACCTATCACAACAACAAGGTCTTTTAACATTCCCTAATTTCACTTGATGTCTTAATTTTCTTCTTGCTTTATAATGCTCATCTGAAGGTCTGCTGTCTTTCATTCTATCATACACCTTACTTTTATTCTTAGTAAACCACTCTTGCCATTGAGCAGACTTTTTCTTCTTTAATTCCTCACCACCAGCCTTATACTTTTCTCGTAGTTTGGCAGTTATTTCAGCTTTATTTTCTTGATATTTAGCTTTGGATTTATCTTTATTCCTTTGATAATATGCTTTGAGATACTCTTTCCGTTTATTATTCTCAGCCATTTATCTCACTTCCAATTTCTTAACAAGAATTGCTGCGCCTGGCTTGTCCCACTCAACAACCCCATCCTTATACTGAACCATTCCGTTCTTTATCCTGGCACAAGGAGCGCCGCCATTCGGGTCGCACACGCCATTACAGTAAGGGTCAATAGCGCAGTTCGTGCAAATAACTTCTCCTGTCTGATTGCTGCACTTCCAATCCTGAAGTTCAGGCTCAATATAATCATTTCCTATTTTTATTGTGGGCTTGCACTCTGTCCTGGTTGAGTTTTTCAATACTTTATCGTAACTTGCAATATAACTAATATTGGTCCAACTATCATTTTCAGAATCATAAGTAGAATTAATTTTATAAACAGGAACCAATTCAACATAAGGAATAATTATAACCTCACAATTGTCTTTATAATCAGGTTTAACAACAATAATGTCCTCATCAAAAAATTCCTCATCACAATCCTCTCCACAAGGAATTACTTCTTTCATATCATCCTGAACTTCTAACCAACCTGTCCTGCACAATTTATTTCCTACAACTGAATTCCAACACTTGCCGTTTGGAAGCAAGTAATACTGGCTTAAATTGTCACACTGCATAACAATATTTCTTTCTTCACAATAATACACTTTCTCATCAAATATTGTTATACCTCCTAATAAAAGTAAAGCTCCACAAATTGCACTTAATGCACTTGTAAAAATGATTGTTTTAGTATCTACCATTTTTTAATAACCTCCGCTAAACTTCTTTTCTAACAATGTCATACTAAATGGTTGATTAGTAACTCCTGCTGCTTCTTTAGGATTATCAATCCAATTAAGACTTAAACAGACATAGTTACCATCATGTCTTCCATCAACGAAAGCATGAGGTAATTTATCATCATCTGCTTCATTTAGTATTGCTCTCCAAGAGTCCATGTTTGTTAATGTTCCTACTAAAACACAATCAAGCACTAACCTCCAAGCTTTTGTTGTTGAGCTTGTTTGGGTTACTTTTACTTCACCACCACATTTTTGTATGTAAGGTGCTGATAATCGGATAGGGTTTGTATTGCGAACTCTTATTGTCACTCCTGCATATGTTGTTGATGCTGCATATCCCATTATGCTGCACCTGCTAATTTTTCTCCCATATCTTGCATTACAGATTCTGTATTAACCTGATTGTAAAAATTATTATTAATTATTACTTGTCCTTTTTCTGTAAATGTTGCATTTTGTGATTTTAATTCATCAATATCACTTCCACTTAATCCATATCTTCTACTAGCTTTTGCAGCATTTGTATTATCGTATTCTCGTAACCTTTCGTAGTCTTCTTGGTTTGGATAAGTTCCTAACATTCTTTCACGATTTTTTTTTTCATACTCAATTAATTCTTGTGGATTTCCGCCTAATTCATCATATTTTTTATCTCTTTTTTCTTCATCGGCAATTTTTTCTTTAATATTTTTATACAATTTATTATGTGCTGCAAGAGCTGCATCACCCGTTAAAGTATAATCACCAATTTTTGATATTCCTCCCATTGATGAAATACTAGATAATGAAGCAATTGATTTTGAACTTGCAATAGTAAAATCATTAGCAGCTGATGTCATACTTGTTATTGCTTTAATTTCCTCTTCTTTAGCTTTTGTTCCTGCATCCAAAGCAAATATATTATCAAACATTTTTTCTGTGCTTAATTCTATAGTATCAATAGTTTTTGCTTCTGCTTCAATCCTTTGTTTTTGTAAAGCTACTAACTCTTCAGCTGACATATCTTGCCTTCCACTTAATCTTAATGATTCTTCTGTGCTTAAACCCTCATCACGCAAAGCTTTATATTGTCCTTTTTGAGCAATAAGAGAGCCAGCTTTTTCAAAATCTAATTTAGCATAAGCTTCTGCTATTTTATAATTAAAAGCTAATAAATCAGCCATTTCTTGAACTTTCTCAATAACCCAACCTATACCATTTATCATTCCAGTAAATACTGTAGCTGTTGCTTTTCCAAATGCTATTATAGCTTCTTTGTTATCAGCAATAGCACTGACAACTTCTTTAAATGCTGGAAGCATTTCTTCTCCCATATCTCTCTTTATCTGTAGTATAGTATCTGAAAGATTGCTCATTTGTCCACGAGCCGAACCCATCTGTTCTTTCATAAGATTTGCAAATGTTCCTCCTTCAGCAGTCATTCTTCTAAATGCTTCTTCAACCATGTCAAAAGTTATTTTTCCTTCACTACCCATTGACTTTATTTCGGTTTCAGCAACACCAAGCATATCGGCAAGTTCTCCTATTATTGGAACTCCTGCTCTTGCAAAATCCCTTAATTCTGTTCCCATAAGAACACCTTGGGATTTAACCTGACCAAAATTTAAAGCTAGTCTATCAAAATCAACTCCTAACCCTGCCGCAACATCACCTAACGATTTCATTGTTGGTATTATCTTATCTGCTTCTATACCCATACCTAATAACATACGAGCACTTGTTTCAAGTTCAGGTAATTGAAACGGAGTTTGTTTAGTAAATTCAGCAAGGTCTTTAAGCATCTTCTGCCCTTTTTCAACAGAGCCTAACATAACTTCAAAACTCTTCTGCGTGACTTCATAATCTGCAGCTGCTTTTATGGCACTTGAACCAAATGCTGCCATTCCAGCAGCAAGTCCTGCTAAAGCTATTTTTCCTACAGATGCTAATTTAGTAAGACTTCCTTGTGCTGATTTCATTGTGGAAGAAAATTCATCGGTTGCTTTAATCACTATACTGACTGTAGCACCACCTGCCATTCCTCCCATAAATGAACTTAAATTAACCATTATTGTCCTCTTGAACTTGCTCTATATTTTGCACGTCTTGCTTCTTCATCTTTTTCTTCTTGTTCTTTATTGAACGCATTTATTAAATAATTTATTTCTCTGTAAGTGAGTTTTCCGATGGTGAAATAGTTGTATCCGTGTCTATGCAGGAAGAGGGTTACATTTCTTTTTGCTCGGTTACTTTTTTTTTTAATGCAAACTCTTCTGCTTCAGTTAATTCTTGTTTTTGTTTTTCTTCTATATGTTCGTCGTTAATATCTAATGTTAATTTTAAAAATGCAATATTTATAGCTGTCATATATTTTTGTTTCATTGCAATATAGTCTTTTTCATCAAACTTTGGCTCAACTATATGTTCTTTTAAAAGAACTAAATCTTGTTCTTCGTCTTTCATATTTGTCATTCTTAACCATTTTCCTCTTGCTATTGGAATGACTTTAATTGTTGGTGGATTTTCTTTATTTAAAAAATTTAGTAGTATTTCAACTGGTAATAGTTGTTCTTTATCATCTCTTTCAAATAAAGCATCTTTAATATCCAACAAAACCATTGTTTCACCTCACTTTTTTAAAAAATTAAAAATAAAAAAAATTACCAAGGGTTGTAAGAAACTATCTGGTCTCTGCAAACTCCTGCACAACTATTTGGTGTTACAGTAATAGTTTGTTCCTGCCCTGCACTGAAAGTGCTTGGGTCATCCATTGCTGTAACATGGCATCCACTGAATGTAAGCTGTAAATACTTACTTCCTGTTGCATAGTTCTGCATCCATAGATTGAACGAACTTCCACCTTTGAAATACTGGTCATAAAATGCTTTTGTCCAGTTAGTGTTTGCATCAACTCTTAACTCAACTGAATAATCTCTGTTTGTTGGGTAAGGCTGTGTTACAAAATTGCTTCCATTCTGCCAAGGTTCAGCAACAATGTTGTTCATTATCCTAGTAACAGAGCTATTAACCTCGTTAATCTTAGAACTTGTGCCTGATGGTAAATACCAGCTTGTGTTGTTAGCAATGTATGGCTTCACTGTTGATGCTGTAACAGATAATGCTGCTCCTGAAGCATACGTCACTTGCTGTCCTACACAATCAAGGTCTATACTGCACACATCTGCTGCTGGCTGATTAAGTGTCCATTGATTTACCATTAGACCTTTAGCTGTCTTTATATGATTCAATCCTGTTGGGTTGAACTGCTTTGCATCATCAAGCGTGAAACTCATAAATGGAGCATCAAGACCACTTGTAAAAGCATTGGTATTATCACTGTTAGTCTCACTAAACGTGTGTGTCAATCCTGCAGCTGTTCCTGAAGCATCAACACAACTTCCTAAAGCATATGTTAAACTTCTGAAATCTTGAGGCCAAAAAGTAACTGCTGCTCTTGCCCTTACTACTGTATCAAACTTCTGCTGAACATTTCTTGTTCCGCCTTCATTGTATCTTGCAGAAATGCGTCCTACTTCTTCTGTAATATTGCAATTCTGAACCATTCCAAGCCACTCGCCTGTATCAGCTGCTCCACTTGGATTAGCATATGTTCCTGACTCAAACCTAATACTTGTTTGTGTCTGGTCTCCTATAAACCTAGCCATCTTTCTTCACCTCATTGTCCGGTTACAAAACCATATGATATTGTTATCACATGACTGTGTATTCCATTTTCACCATCTTCATCTACTGGAACAATAGATTCTAAACTAAAATCATGCAAGCCTTCCACAATCGTTCCACCTGCTCCTTGCTGGCTTGTCCTAAGAAGATTAACTACTGCGTCTGTTAATAAGTCTCTGCTATCAACAGAACGTGCCCACACCCTTATTTCTGTTGTTACTGTAAAATACATTTCTTCAGTATTTTGTCCTGCTCTTCTTGCTGGCAATCCCATGTTCTTTACTGTTAATAAAGGATACCATGCTTTTCTGTCAGGATAAGAAGTCATTACAAAATTAGAATTTGAAGGTCGTTTTGTGCTTTGTGGGTCTGTGATACTAGAAAGTAAGTTTCTAATGAATATTACAGAATCGTGTATAATTGCACTATCGCTCACAGCCATGAGTTTCACCTTAGTCTGCAACCACAGACTTTAAGTATATAAACACTTTAATTATTATAAACTTTAATATAAGCTATATAGTTTTTGCTATCCTACTTGCTATAATTTCTCTAATCTTATTCCTGTTACGTTCTAAACTATTTCTAAAGTGATAACGAGGAGCTATCCTTGATGTTCCATACTCAAGAAAAGGAGCATATTTAACTTGTGTATAAACATATCCTATACCATTACTTACTTGAGACGCTACACTACCCATAAATCTTCCTGTGTCAACACTTGTTGGTTCTGCATAATGTCCAGAAATACTTTTTTTAACTTCTCCTTCCATATGCATTACAGCTTGTAAAACTCCTTCGTTAGCTTCTTTTTCTATACGAGAACTTTCTTTTTTTAAATATGCTGCTGCTTCGTTTATTCCTTTAACTTCTATATTAAAACCTGTTGCCATCAAAATTCACCTGGGAAACTTCCTGTGTTAAGCTTGCTAGCATACACTTTTTTGTAAATATCAATACCTTGTATCTCAAACACATGAGCACCATCTGGAATAACAGCAAACAATTCTGTAATGCTAGAACCACTAATTCCTATCTTAACATGAGCACCACTGATATTAACTACAGGATTAAAAAAGAATTTTCTGTCATCAATCTGTATTTGTCCTTGTTCTAAAAGCTTGTAATCCTCACCACTATTCCTTCCCATGCCTACTGGAAAATCCATAGCATGTATGTATTGGGTAGTGCCTGAAGCTGTTAAGTAGTTAGTATCATATGTTGATGTTCCTGAGTAAGATGCGGCATAGTGCTTAATTTGCATAACTCTACCAAAAGCAGCTACATTTCCAGAAAAGTCAATTGCTGTCTGCTGACCAAGATTTAAGACTGTCATTTAGCTTTTCCTTTTTTTATATTTTTTTGTTTTTGCTTACTACTTTTTCTTCTTTCTTATCTTCTTTTACATCACCTACACGTTTATACTTTCCAGAAGCAAGTAGTTTATCAACATTTTTTTCTTGAACTACAACAACTTCTTCGGGTTGGTGCTTGCTCACTCTTAATAATTCTATCATAATATCACCTCATAAGGTTTGAACATAATTGCAACGCCTTCCAATATCCTTTAATTCTTCTAAAGCCATAGCTTCATACTTATCTGCTGCTGTTGAAGCGCTTGAATACTTTCCTTTTGATATGCTAAACTCACCAATCCTTACTTCAGCAGCATCACTACCTTCAAGTTCCAT